TGGATGAAAAGAATTTTGCCCTTAATCGTGCTGGCGGTCTTCTTGCTACTGATATGCCAAGTGCAAAGGTCGAAAAACTTGCACCTAATATTCCCAACGATCTTTTTGAAGTCATCAGAGAAGTCGATGTAATGTTTGCAGAAGCCTCCGGCATTACGCCAGTCTTAGCTGGTCGCGGAGAGTCCGGCGTTCGCAGCCAATCCCATGCTTCTAGCCTGGCTCGACTAGGTTCCTCTCGCGCAAAAAAACGTGCGCTGATTATTGAGGACGCTCTGGAAAAAGTGGCAACGCTTTACATGAAGCTCATCCAGAAGTACGACACAACAAAGCTACTGGATTCTGAAGGCAATGTGTTTATCCCAGCCCAGTTTACGGGCGATTATGTTGTCAAAGTGGACGCACATTCCAACAGCCCGATCTTTACAGAAGACCTGCGTCAACTGGCATTTAGCCTGTTTAATGCACAAGCTATTGACCGTGAGTCACTGCTTGACCTGCTTGAGCCACCCATGAAACAATTACTGAAAGAGAAATTGAAGATCATGGAAGAAAAGCAACAAGCTATGGCAATGGCGCAGCCGCCAGCACAAGGCGGGAAACCGCAAGAGCCACCCCCGCAAATTCAGGAGGCAGCATGAACAATCCGAACGTAATGACCCCCAAAGCAGATCAGCCGCGAGTCTCAACGGAAAGTTTGCGCCAAGGTGAGCAGCCAGCAAGTTTGCAATATCGAGTAAGTTCTTTCCGTACTTACACCCCGCGAACTGAGAACCGCAGTTCGTCCACCCGCTTTGTGCGATAAGGAGTTGCAAAATGAATAAGAAAATGAAACGTGGAAGAAAGTGCCGCCGATAGCTTGACAAAAGCTATCAATTTGGTTATTTCTATTGCAAATTTTTATTGAGGTTGATATGGGCGTTCCTTCCGACCAGTTGATGAAGCTGATGGAGAGTCAGCAAAAGAAAAAACCTAAGGTTGAGGTTGAGGTAAAAACCGACGGTGAGGAAGAAGCGGATGATGAATCCGAAGGCATGAGTGGCGATGATACGCCGCCTATGTCTTCTCCTATGTCAACGCCTGAACCTGCGATGGGTTCTAAAGAAGGCGCAATGGTTAATATCAGCTTGGCAGTTGACCTGATTAAACGGTCACTTCCTGGCATTGGCGCGGATTCTGAAGAAGGCCGCAAAGCACTGTCTGCTATTAAAACCCTTATGTCTGTTGTTGGAGAGCGCAAAGACAGCGCAGAAGAACTCAAACAATCAGAAATCTTGCAAATGTTACAATCGCTTCCGCAAGCTGGTGGTCAATCGCCAGAGGGCAAGGCGATGGCAGCCGCGCCAGCGGTTCCTGGCATGATGTAATTTTTTAAGGAACTATTATGGATTTGTTTAAGCCTCGCGGCGCTGCCGCACCCCGTAATCCTACGGACAACAACCAGCAGAATGGTCAGATTGTGAACACTCCCCGCTTTGCGACATTGGGCGGTCTGAGCAACGCAGCCAAAGCTGGCGCAAAGAACAAGATGATGGTTGAGAAACCAGGCGGCAAGCGCATTATCTGATGCGCTTTTTTATTATTAGTAGGGGATAACTATGTCACTTGAAGATCTGAGTTTAGAAGCGCGTGATGAGCTTGCAGCTTTAGCGCGTCAGCTTGCGGAGAATCCAAATACCCGTAAAGACTTTCTACGTCTAACGAAGAAAGCCAAACCGGATATGCCGATTCCAGAGCTTGAGATTGAAGATGCGACAAATGCCGTTGTGCAAAAAGCCAATGAGCGTGTCGAGCGTCTTGAGGCTCAACTGCGTGAGCGTGATGCGATTGAAGAATTGACCAAGCGTCGCAACAAACTTCGCGCTAAAGGCTTGGCTTCAAGCGATGAAGACATTGAACAGATTGAGAAGGTTATGCTAGACAAAGGCATTACCAACCATGAAGCTGCGGCTGAGTATTGGGATTGGATGAAGCAGTCCGCTGCCCCAACTCCCACGGGCTACAATCCATCTGCAATCAAGGGCTTTAACCTTGACCAGTTCTGGAAAAACCCTGTACAGGGCGCTCGTAATGAAGCTGCTGCTGCATTGCACGAACTTAGGCGCAATCCGAAACCAATCGGGTTGTAATGTAAACAGGGGATATTTTTAGAATCGGAGATAAATCATGCCTATTGGCGGTGGTATTCTTCCGGCATCGGGTTCGACACAATTTACCGAACTGACTTACGTCACTCGGCGTGCCTTTATCCCGAAGCTGGTAGTTCAACTCTATAACTCGACTCCGCTTATGGCGGCACTGATTGCTAACAGTCAGCAAGCCTCTGGCGGTGTTTCTTCCGTAACCGTTCCTGTTCAGGGTTCGCAGTTTGTGAACGCTCAATGGTCTGACTACAGCGGCTCGTTCGCTCAACCGTCAGTCCAGCAAGGCGCTTATAACGCTGAGTTCAACCTGAAGCTGATGATTGCTCCAGTACCGTTCCTCGGTATGGAAGGTGCAGTTCAGCAAGATGCTGCTGTTATCCCTCTGATCGAAGCTCGTATGAACGATGCGACTAACGTGATGATGGATGCGATGGCAACCTCGCTGTACAACAACACCACGAATAATCAGCAGTTTATTGGTCTCCCTGCTGCCGTTGCCGATTCTGGCACTTACGGCAACATTGACCGTGGCACTTACACTTGGTGGAAGTCAAAGCAGTACGCTGCTGGCTCCGTCAACCCAACTCGTCAAAACATTCTCCAGTACATTTCCGGTACTGTGAAGAATGGCGCTGAAGTTCCTTCATTTGGCGTTTGCGGTTTTGGTACTTGGACTTTGCTGGCTCAAGACTACGTTGGTCAAGAGCAATACGTTATCACTCCTGGCTCCGGCTTTGACAGTGATGCGAACGGCGCTCAAGCTGCCTTCCGCGCTTTGATGGTTGCTGGCGTTCCTATTTATCCTGATCCATATTGCCCAGAAGGTACTGTGTACTTCCTGAACACCAACTATCTCTCGCTCTATATCCATGAGCAGGGTTCGTTTGTGTTTACGGGCTTTGAATCGACGCTTCCGAACTGGCAGATTGGCTACGTTGGCGCAGTGCTGATGATTGCTGAATTGGTCAATACGAAGCCTAAGTCGATGACAAAGGTGACGGGCTACAACTCTTTGACTCTGTAAGGGAGAAATAGTCATGTCAAACAAAATCCTAGTCGCTGGTGCGCCAACCGATTCTCCAGGCGCATTTTTCCAGGCTTATGCTGCTGGCACTGCAACCGTTACCGTTCCGGCTGGCGATTACTACATTACGCCGACCGCAAACGTCACCATTGAACTCAATACCAATACCAGTGGCAACATCAGCAATGCAGTTTGGGCTGTTGTTGTTGCAAATAACACTGGTGGTTATTTCGTTGCTGATGGCGTAAACGTTCGTGCTAATGTTTTGTCCGGCACTCCGACAATCACTCTGTTCCAAGTGAACGGTGGTGAGGCTGTGTCTGAGACTTACGCCTAAGGAGACAGCATGAATGCTAACCGTGTAGGTGCGTTGTTACCCAACAGTTTTGGCAACTTTGCTATTGGTCAAGCAGTCGGCGTATCCGTCGCTGCCACTGGTAATGCCGTTGCTCAAATCCCTGTTGTGGGTGGAACCGCATACATTGTTCGCAAGATTCTTGTCGCTAATGCAAATAAAAACATTGCTACCGGCAACGTGACGATTCTTACCTCTAACGATGGTAACGCGTCCAATGCCGTTAGCAATGCGACTACTTTGGCTTCCGTAACTAGTAACGCTACTTACCAAGATGTTACCTTGGCAACTGCGACTGCTACTACGGTTTATTCTGCTGGTTCTCTGTACGTTAGAGTGAACACAGCAGTTAGCGGCGGCACTTGCGACATTACCGTATTCGGTGACTTTGTAACCCCATGACAACTATTTATGTGACCAACAAGACTGATAAAGTTCTTGTCGATGAATATGCCTTTAAGCAGTATAAGTTTCCAGTAAACATTACTGTTGAAGTTCCCATTGAAGTTGCGCGTCACATATTTGGTTATGGCTCTGATAATAAAGAGTCGATAGTAGCTAGGCTGGGATTTGCAAAAACTTTGAACGATATGCCAGATGGTTTACTTCATTTGGAGAAGTTTATTGTGAGCGAGGAGAAGCCTAAACAGGATCGGTCTTTATCCCCGCCGATTGACATAGTACCCCCTCCCGTTCCGCAAGGTCGGGTGGGGAGAATTGTCCAAAAAGCAGCTTAACTATGGGAATTAAATGGCAACGCTTTCTAGCTACATCACAGAGGTTCGCAGACTTCTGCACGATGCAAATGGGAATTTCTATTCCGACTCCGAATTAACGGATTACATCAATTCGGCTAGACAGCGCGTTGTCCGCGATACTGGTTGCCTTCGCACCATTCAAGTTAGTCAAACTCCACTTGCCCCTGTAGCTTCCGCAACTCAACCTGTTCCTTGGGCAGCGACTACAGCAGTCAATCTTGGCGAGTACATTTTTTCTAATATTTTTATTTACCAGGTTACAACGGCTGGAATAACTGGTACTGAGCCGCCTAGCTATCCTGCGTATGGTGGTTTATATCCTCCAAGTACGCCATTTGCAAATGGTACAGCGCAGTTTACCTATGTCGGCAACGTCGAAAATATTAACTATGTAGCGTTGCCAGAAGGCTTAAACACGCTCGATGTTCTTAATATCAATCTTTACTGGGGAAATAGCCGTGTTCCGCTGCAATATTTGCCGTGGACACAATTTAACGCTCAGTTGCGTTATTGGCAAAACTATATTGGTCGGCCTGTAGCGTTTTCTATTTTTGGTCAGTCAAAAATTTATTTATCGCCAGTGCCTGACCAGGTGTATGTAATAGAAATAGACACGGTGGTATTGCCACCAGACCTTGTAAACGCTTCAACGGTAGATACAATTATTGATCCATATACTAACCCTGTTGCTTTCTATGCGGCGTATAAGGCCAAGTACAAAGAGCAGAGTTATGGTGAGGCTGAGATATACAAACAGGAATATGTGAAACAAGTCCAGGCTGTCTTGTCGAGCGTAATGACTCGCAGACTCCCAGACCCTTATAGCACTCCCTTCTAATCATGGCGGCGGCTGAACAAAAGAAGTCGTACCAAGTCGTTAAGCAATTTCGTGGCGTAAACACGAAAGCTAACCGCACTGCCATTGATGAAAACGAATTTGCATGGCTAGAAAATGCCATGCCTATTGGTTACGCCAACCTCAAGATTACGCCCTACAGCAGCAATACCACAGTAGCTTTTGCCAATGTTGCGTCTGGTCTTTACCCAGCAAACATCAACAATAATGACTATGCGTTGGCTTTCCAAGAAGATGGAAGCTGCGAGTACGTTGACATTATTTCCAACACAAAAGCTAACCTGGCGATTGCTGGCACTTTTTCCAATTCTGGCATCAACATTACGCAGTGGAAAAGTGAACGAGTTCTTATTGCTGACAAGAACAAAGGCATTTTTAATTGGGATGGCACTAACCTTGTAGCTATCGGCGGCGTTGGTTCGATAGGAATTGTTAATGGCGGTTCTGGTTATTCCAGCACCCCAGCAGTAGTTATTTCTGCGCCAAATCAAACTGGCGGTATTCAGGCTCAAGCTGAAGCCATTATTACGGCAAATGCAGTTACTTCAATAACTTTGACTGAGGCTGGCAGCGGCTATACATCACCCCCAACAATTACTATTTCTGGTGGTGGCGGCGCTAATGCAAATGCAGTTGCTAGTCTGATTACGTTTTCCACAGGAACAGTCAGCGTTTTAGTAACGAACGGCGGCACAAATTATACGAATGTTGCCAATACTGTTGTAACCATTGCTGGTGGTGGCGGCACAAATGCTGCTGGTCAGGCCATTATCTCTGGCGGTCAGATCATCAACGTCATTATGACGAATGCTGGCAGCGGTTATTCCAATGCTTCCAATATCACGGTAACGATTACTGGTGGAGGTGGAACTAATGCAACAGCAAAAGCTATTATCAACAACGAAGAACTCTCCGGCATTCAAACCTTCAGTGGTCGCACCTGGGTTTCGCAAGGAAGAACTGTTTCTTACACTGCTGCTGGCACATACAATGATTTTACAAGCGTATCTGCTGGTTCTCTTACTCTGACTGACAA